GTAAATTACGGTTCAGCTTTCCCATCATTAGAATTTTTCTGTCAAATGATGGACCAGTGTACACAGAATTACGAATGTTTAGTGATTAATAATAATACACAAAGTAACAAGTTAGAGGATACAATTTTCTGGTATAAGGCCGATATTCACGGTGAATTTAAGATGGGGGCTCCTGAATTGTGGCGTCAATCTGAGATGTTAGCGCGTATTAAGGAAGAAGAAGATGTTAATAACTTCGATCCAAGATCAAGTGCTAGGTTAAGAGGTCCTGCCATCAATGTTCAAAAGAAATACTAATATAATAAATAGTAAATAAATAGTAGAATGGATATGAAACTAAGACAATTGGCGGGTACGCTATTTATAGTGTCGGTTATAGGAATGATGATATATTTAGTGATAACACCGAATCCTTCCGAGGGTTTTGTGGATGTAGTTCGCTGTGGAGTGGATTTACCCCCGTGTTCAGGAGAACGCATACGGTGTATGAATGGGTATTGTAAATCAGATATTCCTACTAGCTGGCCACGAATTTCAGATTTACCAATGACGCCACCGACAAAGTATCCATACGCTTAAAATGGTTATTGAATAATAAAACCTTTGCTTCTGTCAGAAATGGCTCGTACTAAATCAATGGGAATTGGGGCAATGTTCGTTTTACTTGTAGTCGCTGTAGTTTTACTACCAATGGTTGTGCGTTATATTGGAAGAATGGAGACACATTTTGCTATTTCTGGATTCCAGGATATGATGGTGGCAGGGGGTCCATCAGGACCATCTTCGGCTGATGGGGGTGTCGCAGGCATTCCAGCAATTGGGTCAGCTTCAAAGCTCCCATCTTGGCGCCCAGATCCTAATACAGATTACCTCTGCCGCTCACCAAATGAGGATGGTAATCCTTGCCCTGAAGGGTACTTCTGTGATGGAACCACTCAAGCCTGTATCCCAACTTTTGTTGGCGGCCCGGTTCCTAATACTGGATACTACTCCTAAAGACTTAGCACTTTTTAGAAAAAAGTGCGCAAAAACACTATTCATAGAAAAAAGTGCTATCTAACAAAAAATAATTATTTGAAATAATGTACTTTTGTTAATTAATTATTGCTTCGGTTCAACAACAGCATTCTCATCGACTTTTTCAACAGTTAGAGATGCCTTTTCCATCTTTCGTTGAACAGCAAGGTCACCATTGCTACTGAACATACCACTTAATGCTTCAGATGGATTGGCACCAGCACCACCGAATACCTGTTTAGTGGATGCTCCTGCACCTGCTGCTCCAACCTTAGTACGCTCATCGAAAAACTTCTCACGATTGTCCTCATTTTCCTTATACTTGCGCATTAGGTTATTGAGTTGATCATTATTGTATTCCTGGTCAGTAACTTCGTGTGGTTGAGGATCCCAAGGAGTCCATTTACCAACATCAGCTAAGAAGATATTATGGTATTTATCCTTATTTTGGAGCTTTTTAGCCTTTAGTTCAGCCTCTTTAGGATTGCCATATACACCGCGAACCTTGACACCGCGCATAGAGGTACGGAAGTCATTTAGTGCATAGAATTCATCCTCGAGTTTAGTCTTGTTCGCATACATAAAATCATCATATGCTTCCGCAATCTTAGTCTTATTAAGATCTGCACGATTCTTTTGTACAAAGCTGCCATAATCAGTCATAATATCATCGACGCGAAGACGATTTTTACGGCAAATAGTGGCCTGATCAAATTGGTCATTCTTCTCAAGTTCTTTAATACGGTCATCAAGTTGATCATTAACATTTTTTACAACATCGACCATAAATTTTTCAAGATTCTTGACTTTCCAATCAACTTCGTATCCTTGAAGGAATTTTTGGAAGAAATAGAGTTCTTTCTTATCGAGAACTTTCTCCGGGCTGAGAAAGCTCAATAGCACGTAACGCTGGCCAGGGATTTCAGTATCTTCGTCAAGGAAGTCTTCGACTACGGTGGGGGCATTTTTATCACTCATTTCTGTCTATCGTTTCTGAGTATTCAAGCTTTAAACTCGTATTCATTGAGTACAATTTTTTTTATCGTGTGAGTTTTTTTCTAAGGTTTGAATATAGAAATGCACGGCTACGGATTTGCTGAAATTGTCAATCGCGTTATAAAGTATTTAATTGAGGGTCTTGTGATTGCTGCTGCCGCTATCTTTATCCCTAAGAAGTCTCTTCCTCTCGATGAAGTTGCGACCCTTGCCGTCCTCGCGGCTGTCGTCTTCGCCATCCTCGATGCCGTCTCGCCAAGTGTCGGTGTTACAGCACGTCAAGGAGCTGGTTTTGGACTCGGCGCAAATTTGGTCGGCTTTCCCCGTATGTAAGAAATCACCCATTTTTACTAACTGACGACCTCGTGATGTGTATTTACTAAAAACAGGATATATAGGGGGGTGTTAACCTTTATTAATTAATACAAATACCATAATTTGAGACTTTTTAGAGTTCCAAATTTTGAGAATTTATAATTTTATAGTTAATTAAAGTATTAATCTAATTAAATAATTAATATAGTAATTATTATAATTACAAATATTAATTAATTTGAAGTAATAAATGTTTGGTGTTTTTTATTTTCTTCGTGTCGTTTCTTTTGATAGTTTTGATATGAACCACCGCATACGCATTGTACTATAGCTTTATCATATGTGATTCTGGCTTTTTTTTGTTCTTCTCGAGCTTGTTTCTTTTTCTCTTTTTCTTCTGCGATTTTATCTGCATTCTGCTCTTTCATCTTTTGAGCTGATTTTTGTTTGTTTTCTCGAATTCTTTCTTTATTTTCATCCTTTTTAGCATATTCCTTCCAGTATTCAGCTAGTTTGTCTTTGTTTTCTTCATTATATTTCTTTGTAGTTTCTTTTACTTGTTCTTGGTGTTCTTTGGCATATTCTTTCTGTTTTTCAGAGAGCATTTTTGAATTTTGTTTGCGATATTCTGCTCGTTTAGCATTTATTATTTCTTTATTTTTTTCATTGTATTCTTGATGGTATTCAATAATAGCATCTTTATTTTCTTCATAGTATTTTTTCATATTTTCTTTAGCTTTATCTTTATTTAGAGTATAATAAAGTCTATCATACTCTTTTTTGTCATCATCTGATTGAAATGCCCTAAATGTATTTAAACAATATTTATCAGATAATGAAAACTGAATATAGTAATCTTCCCTTTTTCTTAATTCTCCTTTTGTGTTACAAGGATAATTTTCAATAAGTTCAATATTAATATCTGTTATTGGCAATGAATTAAAGTATGTATAATATCCACCATTAGTATTTTTTTTAATACTATATTTATGACTACTAAATCTTTTTATCAATGATGTAGTTGTTGAACCTATATAATAATGTCCATCTTTACATGTTAATTTATATATTTTTCCATCCTGATATGTATTATCAGAGTCACTACTATATATAGATTCATAATCAGAATCATCTTTAGATTCAAAACTAATTTCATTATTTTCACCATTATCACTATTTTTATTTATAATATTATCAATTTCTTCAATATCATTATTAAGACAAAGAAAGTCTGTATTATATTTATTAATATGTTCTTCTTCTTTTATATTAAGTTCATTTTTATTATTACAGTGATAATCTTCAATTAATTCAATATGAACTTTATCCCATCCAATTGTATTAATATGTTCATATACATGTAATATATTATTTTTTGATAAAGTTTTATGATTATTAAATCTATGATTTAATTTTTGTGTAGTTGAACCAATATAATAATGGCCATCATCACATATGAGTTTATATATTTTACTATTATTATACTTATTACTCATTCTTACTATCCTACTCTATCCTTCAAAGTTTAATCTAGTTTTTTTAAACCCGGGAGGTCGGTCAATTTTATAGGATTCTGTAGTAATTCCCTAAACCGTGCGAATGTATTCCCAGTTTTGGTCTTCACATATTTTTTCCCACGTCTTATCCTGTAGATAGAGTTTATCTCGATTTTTGAGCAAAGGGAAGCATCCCAAATATTCATCCATTTCTAGCAGCTCACAAAATTTATACAAGATATAGCCATATGATAAGAAGTTTCTCCGTCCAGCTGGGCGATGTTTTTTAAAGGAGGGTTGAATTTCACGAAACATATGACGTAGCTTTTCTTCATCTTCACGAGACATAAATGGTGCATTTTGACCATTGAGACGATTAATAATATGAGGTATATGTTCATAATATTTTGAAGCTTTCATCTTTCTTAAAATTTCACGAAGTTTTGTTGGCTTCAAAGATGACATATTTGTTATGCGCTCTTTTTTGAGTTGTATTAAAATTGTATCATAGATTTCATTAGGAATTTCAGTTGATTCCTTAGCTTGGAATTGGGCGAGCCATTCGTTGAAATGATTTATCTTTTTGTATGCATAGTAACAAACCTCACGCGGTGGATCCTTATAACTAGGTTTATCACTATCAACTAAAATAAACTCTTGCTTCCCACACTTTGAACAGGTAAGATTGGCTTCATTAAGACACATAATCATTTCATTACCACAGGCTTCACAGGTGGTCCAGAGGTCATCATATTCTTCAACTGTATTTCGAGCCATAGATGGGTCTTCAAGCTGAAGATAATCATTAAGAAGTTGATTTCGTTGAAGACCTTTTTGGGCTTGAGGAATGACTACGGTGTTTCTTGTTTCTTGACCTTCTCTCTGTGCCACTTCTTCAAGAATTGCCAGAATTGAACCAGGCTTTGCTTTACTACTATTTGAAGTTTTCGTACCTTGTTGAATTTGATCTTGGATGTCATAATAATTGTAAAGTATATCACCAGTTCGAAGGAAATAATCCATTAATTCTGAATCATCGCCCACAGTTTTTATCTTTTTTTCAAGAGCCTCCGCTTCTCTCTCTAATCGCCATATCTCAATATCAGAAGTAGTTTCACTAATTTTCTTTTTAAGCTGTTCTAACTTATCCTTGTAGGCATTTATGTTTTCCTTTTGGTCGATCATATTTTGGACTTTTTGGTTGTGAATAGCATCGAGCGTGGTGCGAGCTTCCGGATTAGAACGCTTTGAACTTTTTACTTTAAAAAACGCACTATCACTCATTGCCGAAATGTACTTATACGGTATGCGCACTCGGTTTTTAAACCCTCCCAAAATTTCAAAAAAGTGTGTTTTGCCAAAATTTTTTTCTAATAGCAAGGTATAACGAAAAATGACTGGCGGTGGATTAATGCAACTTGTAGCTTATGGTGCGCAGGATGTTTACCTAACGGGTAATCCTCAAATTACGTTCTTCAAGGTGGTGTATCGTCGCCATACCAACTTCGCGATGGAGTCCATTGAGAACCCTTTCAATGGTGCCCCTAACTTCGGCAAGAAGGTTACGTGCACGATCCAACGCAACGGTGATTTAATCCACCGCATGTACCTCCAGGCCACGCTCCCTCAGGTACAGCTCCAGTCCACGGATGGCTCTGGTGCTCAATTCCGCTGGCTCAACTGGATCGGTCACAACATCATTGACTACGTTGAGATTGAAATCGGTGGCCAACGCATCGATAAGCAATATGGCGACTGGCTCCACATCTGGAATGAGCTCACGCAGGAGCCTGGCAAGCAAGCCGGCTACGCCAAGATGGTTGGTAACGTCCCTGAACTCACGAACCTCCTCTACCAGGGCGGCTCCACGTGCGACAATGACTGCTATGGCGGCGAGCCCCTCACGTCTGAGGTCGTCACCAGCTGCGCGCCAATGTACACGCTCTACATCCCCCTCCAGTTCTGGTTCTGCCGCAACCCTGGCCTTGCCCTCCCTCTCATTGCTCTCCAGTACCACGAGGTCCGCATCAATCTTGAGTTCAACACGCTCAATAACGTCTGCTGGGACTACTCGAACTCGTCTGACCCCCACGCCATCCGCAACCGTGTTGGCCAGTGCGGTCTTGCCGCTGCCTCGCTCTACGTTGACTACATCTACCTCGACACGGATGAGCGCCGCAAGTTCGCCCAGGTTTCGCACGAGTACCTCATTGATGTTCTCCAGTTCACGGGCGGTGAGTCGATTACGTCGTCGGCCAACAAGCTCAAGCTCAACTTCAACCACCCTTGCAAGGAGCTCATCTGGGTCGTCCAACGTGATTCGTTCGTGTCGTGCGATGACAACATCATCAACCCCTGGAAGGGCCAGCAGCCGTTCAACTACTCGGATTGGTGGGATCGCTCGGTGCTTGAGTCTGGTTACTCCGTGACGCGTGTTGAGGGTATGGCGGGCAAGAACCCCACGATCACGGGTCTCCTCCAGCTCAACGGCCACGACCGCTTCCAAGTCCGCGATGGCAACTACTTCAACTGGGTCCAACCTTACCAACACCACACCAACATCCCTGCGGTTGGTATCAATGTGTACTCGTTTGCTCTCCAGCCCGAGCAACACCAACCCAGCGGCACGTGCAACTTATCGCGTATCGATAACACGACGCTCCTCCTCACGGTCAGCAACAACGCTGTAGGCACGAACCTCAGCTCGACGGTACGCGTCTATGCGACCAACTACAACGTGCTCCGTATTATGTCTGGCATTAACCAAGTAATTCAAACAGTCGCGATGATGATGAATTACTGGTTTGCAATTGCAAACCACCTGTGCCAAACAGCTAGCTGCCTTGTCTTAACAAGACAAGGGCAAACAGTGTGACTAGCTAGTGGTTTTGGAGAAATCCAAAGCCGCAAGATGACCTGGTTGCGGGAAACCCCTTATAGCCTTCACTACTACTCTTCCGTGGAAACACAGAAGAGAATCCAGGGTAACGACCTCGGACATAGTAAAAACGTGAAGGATTGGGCAATCCGCAGGCGAGTTCCTAAAGCCGCTATGATAGGCAATGGAACCGTTTCAGAGACTGCAAAGGCATCGGTAATCAATGACGGTCTAATCAACCCGAGATTGCTTAAGGTACAGTCCAACCTTCTTGGAAACAAGAAGGAAACCGCTTGGGGCGGTCTTGCATACAGTAATTAAGATTTCTCAATCCTACCTCCAGTTTGGATTTACATTTTGGTTATTTTTAATTAAATATAAAATATAAAACGCGTTAAAATTTGAATTAATAATATATTCATTTTAAAATATAGAATTTAAAATGAATATTAGTGAAATTATCAATATAAAAAGACCAGCTGGAAGACCATCAAATGATATTGTATATAAAGAAATTAAATATAATGGGAATAACTATATAGTTGGTAAAGTAATAGTAAAAGATTTACATAAATTATTTGTAATTGATAAAGAAGATTATCCTAAAATAAAAGATTATAGTTGGCATTATACATCAAATGCGTATATTAGTCATAATATAAATATAGAAGGGCAAATTAAAGCATTATATCTTCATAATATGGTATTGAGTCGTCTAATATTTCCAGGAAAAGGCTCAAAAGAATCAGTTGACCATATTAATAGAATTGGTTTAGATAATCGTAAAGAAAATCTTAGAATTCTTACACAAACAGAACAAAATCTAAATCAATCAAAAAAGAAATGAAGAATTGAACTGCCAGAAGATTCTGGATTAGTTGCAGATGATATTCCTAAACATATATGGTATGTAAAACCAAATGGAAGTCACGGAGAGCGTTTTGCGATTGAGCTAAAAACTGAAAATATTTCTTGGAAAACAACAGCTTCTAAAAATGTTATACTTAAAGATAAATTAAAAACAGCAATTGAAAAATTGGAAGAATATTATAAATTATATCCTTATTTAAATCCTAATAATGAAGATAAAAATAAAAAAATACAAGAATTAACTGATTCTTATAATAAAATCATTGGGCTAGCAGAATAGGCTTAAATATAATTTATAATAAATATTAGAATGGCGGTGGTATTTAATGATAATACTACGTATTTAAAAATAAATACGCCACATTATTCATTTAAAATGACATTAATTAAAATTAAATCTGTATATCATTCATATAGTTTTATAGTTGGAAATAGACAGTCACCATGTCTTGAGGGTTCTATTATTTTAGAGAATACAACGAATAATGAAAGATTAAATAAATATGAATATACGGCATCATTAATTAAAATTGACGCACTTATTGAATGTTCGTTGGAAGATATATCTACAGAGTATTTTAATAAGTATAGTTTTGGAAAAGAAATGTTAGATTCCATTACTTTTTTTATAAATTCTCAATTTCCTAGAATTAAAACTATCAAATTAACTGATATGAGTTTTATCCCATGTAATCGCTTACAAAATGAAATACTTGATTTATTATCTTATTCTATCGCATTATACGGAAAAACTTGGTATGAAAAAACCGCAAATGCCTATATATTGCCAAAAGAAAAGTATGACAAATATCGTAATCAAGTAAAAATATATATGGATACAAAAACAAAAGATGATATATCATTTGAACTTTTTTATAATACAGTTATGTTTAAAAATCATTATACAAGAAATATTATAACGGATAATTATGATTCTTATAAAGATATATACGAAAAATCAAGTACATTCCCTGATTTTTTTATAGAAATTAATAAATTAGTCAAACGCGAAGACAAGTGTAATTTTTTTAAATCTTGGTTATATGATTTTATAGCTTCTCAAATTATAATAGAACGTGAATGGTATATTGACTTATATCCTAAAATAGAAGTAGTATCTAAATCAAATTATAATAAAACTAGAAAAAATTCTAAGAAACAAATTTGACCAACCACGCATCTTATCATCTACGGTATATACAGAATGTCAGAAAATAAAACCTGTCAGGCTGAGATACAGCAAGGCGAAAAAAAAGGGGAGCTATGTGGGAAACCAACCAATAATAAGTATTGTAAAAAACATAAACGCCACGAGATTATTGATAAAGCAAATCAAGAGAATATACGATATTGTGATATTGCGCGCGGATGCTATACTACTCTAGAAGATCATCAATCAAAATGTACCCATTGTCTTCATAAGGCTCGTATTCGTGATAGGAAAAATGATGGTAAAAAACGTCAAGATCCTAATTTATGTCTCGATTGTGGTAATAATTTAACAGATACTACACGCGCAAAAGGAAAACATGATAAAAAGCTTAGAAGATGTATTCCTTGTTATGAAAAACTTCTAAAGGTTGAAAGTCAAAGAGAAGTAAGAGAGAGGAATTATAAAGAAGAGGGATTTAAAAATAAGTATGTTATTTGGAATCATTATGTTAAAGGTGCTAAAAAGCGAGGCATTGATTTTAATCTTAAAAAAGATGTATTTAACTTATTAATTGTTCAAAAGTGCTTTTACTGTGATTATATAAAAGATGGAGAAGTTAATGGAATTGATAGAATTGATAATAATAAAGGATATATTGATACAAATATAGTGTCTTGCTGTGAAGCCTGTAACTCTTCAAAAGGGACACAACATCCACAGGAATTTATAGATAAATTATATTTAATTCATAATCATAAATTATCTAAAGAATATGATAATAATATTCTTGATAAATGGAAAGATACATATTTATCAAAGATAAGTCCAAAGTTTTCAACATATATGAAGTCGGCTAATTCACGAAATATACAATTCAAAATAAATGAAACTGAATTTAATGAAATTATACAAAACTCTTGTTATTTATGTGGAATTTCTTCATCTGACAATAATAGAAATGGAATAGATCGTGTAGAAAATAATAGTGGATATATTTATGATAATTGTAAATCGTGCTGTGGGCATTGTAATCTACTGAAGAAAACCTTAGCTATTGAAAAAGTATTTGAAATATCTGAAAGGGTATATACTAAATATGATGAATTAACTACATACTTTAAGGGTTTTGATATTAAAAAAAGGGAATCAAAAATAGAACCTAGACACAAAATAATTAATCCAGATGAAGCAGATATAGAGAAACGGGAATATAAAACTACAAATGAAATAATTATACCAAATATAGTTCCAGAAGAAATATCTAAAATATTAGATAAAACAGACGCAGAAGCAGAAGCAAAAGAAGAAATTATAGAAATAAAACAATGGAAAGTTAAACAAATATACGAAACCATCTCTACAAATAATGAAAATATCTATAAAGCTTTCTGTGAAAAGACTACCGATATTACTAAAATACCTACTTGGAACACAGATTGGGCTTCATTTATACTTTCTGTAAAGGATAAGTCTCTAAAAGATTCAGAAAAAATTATTCGAGACTTTGTAGAAAATTTACGTAGAATTCGTCATAATAGCTTGTGCTATGATAAAAATGCTAAAATACTTGATAGAGATGATAGACAGCAGTGGCCTGCTACAACAATTGTTAGAGCATATTTAGACGGCAAGATTGATACATTTAAAAAGTATACAGAAGCACAAACTGGAGATAATCCAGAAGATTTAGTTTGGCAAAAACGTTGGGATTCATTTATTCTAAGTCTTAACGACAACAAGCAAAACTCAAATAATCTAAAAGACTTATGTAGTAAATTTCTAGCGGCTCAGCGTATAAAGAGATATAGGAATAAAAAATAATAAGATTTATAACAATTTAATCTACAAATGTCTAGAGTAAAAATCCCACGCATCTGAATTATATACATCATTATTTTTGCAATGAATTTCGGTTAATTCTTCCATACTTCTTTTTTCAGTAATATCAGCTCGCCCTCTATTAATTTTCTTTAAAAATTCCTCTTCTGATTTTGTGTAATAATGATGAATACACGCGATTTCATCACTACCTTTATCATTAAAGGGACCAGTTATAATATTACCGTGTGTATCATAATTATTACCTTTAAGTAATACTGGATAATGTGGGCTAACATATAAATAAATATTACTTAATTTAGAAATAGACTTAATCTGAATATCTATGTTTTTATTACAATATTTAAATCGACTAGTAACAGGTTCATCGCGGTATGTCTTTTCATTTGATGTTCCAAACATTTTCCAGTTTAAACCAATTGAATCGTGGCTATCATAATCTTTTAAAAACTCATTAATATTGCTATGTTTTTTAAGAACAATAAATTCATCACAGTCAATAAACGCACACCACTTATGCTTCTTTTTATATTGTACTATACATAAATTATACACTTCTAACTGTTTTGTAATACCTGGAAAATGAATAACAGTAACCTTGTCAGTTTTTTTATCTTTTAAACTATAGTTATCGCTATTATCATAAATATATATATGATTAAATCCCAATACTAAGTGATATTTAATCCATTCATCAATATATGGTTCTTCATTTAAAGCAATACAACATATAACCGCATTATTTATAGTTGTTTTAGGTAATACATATTTAGAAAGAGGTTCATTTGTTTCTGGAACAATTTGTGGCGATTCTTGTACAGGTTGAGATATTTCAGGTACAATTGTTTTATTTGGCATTTTTTTCTCTCTAAAGTGAACTCTACCTCCACCCCATGATGACATTTTAACTTTAAATAAAAATCTATCTTTAAACCATTTAAAGTAAAAATACTAAATCATATAGAATGCGTCGTTTTCTAACATTTGACGATGTTGGATTAGTGCCAAAGTTTAATAGGATTACATCTCGGCTTCATACAGACATAAAAACTCAACTTGGAAGGGATAGTTTCAAGTCACCATTTATTCCAGCAAATATGGATTCTGTGATTGGTCCTAGGTTAGCCCAGATATGTAAGGAGAGGGTCGCGCCAATTATTTTCCATCGTTTCGCACCAATTGAAGAGCAAGTCAAATGGATAAAAGAATTTCCAGAGGCATATATGAGTTTAGGAGTTCAAGAATCGGCGAGTAATTTGGAAGTTCTGTATGAAGCTGGATGTCGCAGATTCTGTATTGACATCGCACACGGTCATTCTCAGGTGGTTTTAGATACAATCAAAAAGATTAAGGATTTTGATAAAGAAAATCAAGTAATAGCTGGAAATGTATGTACATATGATGGGGTAATGGATTTGGCAGAGGCTGGAGCGAATATTATTAAAGTAGGTGTAGGTCCAGGAGCAGCTTGTATAACAAGAATGATGACTGGATTTGGTGTTCCACAGTTTAGCGCAATTAAAGAATGCTTTTCAGCTAAACATGATTTATTATATGGAAAAAGTATTAAGGTTAATTTGATTGCTGATGGAGGAATTAAGAATCCAAGGGATGCGGTAATCGCATTGGCAGCAGGGGCGGATGCGGTGATGATGGGATCTATTTTTGCAAGGACATTTGAGTCAGCGGCTCCTAAGAAGGAAGTGAATGGTAAGACATTTGGTCGTTATAGGGGACAAGCATCATCAGAATTTATGAATGAATATTTTGGTGATACTAAAAAGCGTCAGGCAGAAGGAGTAGCATTTGATGTTGAAATTACTAAATCGGCGGTAGATGTTTTTGAGGAGTATGAAGGGGGATTACGGTCAGGTTTAACATATTGTGGAACAGATAATCTGGATGATTTTAGGAAAAATGCTGAAATATTCGAATCAACTGGAAATTTTATGATAGAATCAAGTTATAGAAAGTAATTTAAAGATAATATAATAGATAATATTATTATGAGTAATGAACTATGTGTGTGCTTATCAGAAGGAGAAATTCTAGATAGATATAGTATATTAGAAATTAAATTGAATGAGCTTTCTGATAATAGACGTCTATATATTGTTAATGAATTAAAAGATTATGAGAGATTTAATAATATTATAAATAAATTTTTAATTTATTATAAATTATTATATTATATTAATAAAAAAATATGGGATTTACAGGTAACTGTTAAAAAAATAGATAAATTGAATAAAAATTATGCTTCTGTTTGTTATGATATTCATGAATATAACCAATCTCGATTTAGATTAAAAAATATAATTAATAATATAGCAAATAGTAGATTTAAAGAACAAAAAAGTTATTCAATATGTGAAAATACGGTTAAAATTAGTTCAGATAATTTAAGTCAAATTAATTCAATCATTTATGGTATTGTATTATATGATAAAATTAACATTCAATTTGATAAAAATATAAGTGATAAATTAAAAAATAGAATTATGTATTTATTCCCAACGTTACAGGTTGTAGAAGACAGTGATAAGTATATAGAAATCAATATGGAAAATGAGAATAATACGGTATTATATAAGTTTATTGAAGATGAATTAAGTGTGTTATTAAATGATAAAATATAAGTTTTAGATTAATATATGAGTTCCTGGATTTCAGTAAGAAAACGACAAGTCCGAGTATTTAAACCAACAATAGAGGAAAATAAGGATGACGTCTCTACTGATTTAGTAAAATCTATGCCTTCATCTAGCTACCCTATTAGTGTAAAATACTATATATCTGGAGGTAAATTAGGAGATTTTATTCATCAATTATCAGTAATTAAATATAATTATGATAATTTTGGTAAAAAAGGAGTATTGTATTTAGCTAATATTGGTGATAATTTTTCATTAGGTTTAGAAAGAGCATACAATGACACAAAAGATATTATTTTAAAGCAAGATTATATTCTTGATTATCAACTTTATAATAATCAACGTGTTGATATTAATCTATCATCGTGGAGAGATATATTAATTAATAATACAG